TAAGCTGTTTATCGTAATGTGAGAATAGACAGCGAGAATATTAGGCGTGCAATATCGTTATATGCCTCGTGTGAGATATTCACAGTGTGGTATGCGGTAAGGAAACCAAATACCATTTATGGATTTAAAAGTGACTACAAGCTGAAATGCAAGACGTTCTCCCCTATGGATGGGATACACCTCTATCCTCTTTTGAATGAAATGGACGACATGCTTGCAATGTCTTTTGAATACTCAAAGAAAGTCGGAGACAAGACCGTTATGTTCTTTGAGACATACACCGAGAATATGCACTATGTCTGGAAGAAAGGTCTAGCAGGCGACAGATGGGAACCTGTCCTCACACAGACGACAGACGATGGAGAGATTGTAAATGGTGAAGAAATCGTACTCATGAAAATTCCAGGTGTTTATACGTGGTCGCCCAAACCTGTTTATGATGGACTCTCTCCTATTCGGGCTGAAATAGAATATTCTCTTTCTCGCAACTCGAATGTCATCGCCTATAATTCCGCCCCACTATTAAAGATAGTGGGAGGGATGAAAGGAAAAGAGGAAAAAGGTGAATCGTATAGGGTTGTTCGCTGTGAGTCGGGTGGTGATGTGGATTATGTTTCTTGGTCTCAATCAATAGAGGCTCTGAAATATCATGTAGAGACAATGGAGAAGTTGTATTGGGCACAAGCTCAACTCCCAGACCTCTCTTTTGATAACATGAAAGGCCTTGGAAATATCGGATATGATGCACGGCAGACACTGCTAACAGACGCTCATCTTAGAATCGGTGATGAGGCAGGCATGTGGACCGAGTTTCTTGAGAGGGAGTGTAATGTCATAAAGGCTTTTTTAAAGATAATGAACAAGAAATGGGCAAACGAGATAGATGACGTTATTGTAGAACATATCATTACTCCTTATATCCAGAACGATGAACTAGTCGAGATAAACAAGCGGATGAAGGCTAATGGCAACAAGCCTATCGAGAGTCAGCTCGAATCAATCCAAAAGTACGGTGAGAGTTCCGATGCTGCTGCAACTCTGAAACAGATACAAGAAGAGGAGGCTGTTGAGGCAGCTAATAATGCGTCTGTATTTAACATGGAGAACCAAGTGTTATGACAATAGAAGAAGTAAAGGTAGAGAAACTCCGCATGGAACAAAGAATATCCGATGCAATCAAGGAGTTTGAGGACACTACTTCCTTGAAAGTGGAAAGTGTGTCCATAGTTCGCTGCACCATCAGTAGCGAACTTGGTTTTGAAAGGGATTACAAATATAACGTTAAAGCAAAAGCAGACTTATGAAAGATAGGATAGCACACTTACTGGTAAGGTTGGCAGAGAAGTTATGTCCGACATTTAAGTTGAAACCCACTTATGAAGCGAAGGAGATAGCCATCGCAGTTGCCATCACCAAGAAGAACATTCGCCAATATAGAAGCTCTCGTGGTGGAAAATGCTCTTACCGCAAAGGATTAGTCGAGACGGAAAAGATACAGAAGGGTAACAATCACAGTCACATCTTCGAGGCAATTGAACGAAACGGGCTTATTGTTGATAAGGTCTATGTGAAGGGTGGAGAAAGGATTATCGAATCTCGCTTAAAAGTTTATGTCCGCAAGAAAGAAGTGTAACAAACAAGCGAACGCCTTTCATTGCAGGGAATGTGAACTTTGCGAAACAGAAACGAAGTTTGAGACCCTTAGCCTAATAGGAGAGCCGACACTTGGGCGGTGTCCACACTACAAGGGAAAGAAATTTTGTGTATTACTCAGACAAAAAGCATGTAATAAGTTCAAGTTAAAGCATGGGTAAACCAAGGCTGCCAAGCCAAAAAAAAGCATATAAGGAACTTAGTAAACGGCTTGCCGGATACATGGTTCAGGTTAGGAACATTTACGATAGAATCAATGAAAGGGTCGCATCCGCCGTTGAATCTGTCGGGTATGATGGGATTGGCGAGTTTAGTTTTTCAGACTACCCTGAGATAAGCAGCAGCTTACAGGCAATTCAGAGACAGTTTGTTGGAGAGATGAGAGCTCTCATCTTCTCTGGTACAACCGCAGAATGGAAGAACAGCAACGTATTTCAGGACCTAATTAGCGCCAAGGTTCTGAAATACTATCATGCACAAGTAGCTGGCGAGAGGTTCAAGCATTATTTTCAGAATAATAGTGACCAGCTTAGGGCTTTTCAGGCAAGAAAAGAAAGGGGACTAAACTTATCGGCGAAGTTATGGAAACAATCTGAGGTCTATAAGGAGTCTATCGAGGCCACCATTTCTACGGCTATGGAGAAAGGCATGAGTGCCATCACCTTGTCAAAACGTCTAAGCAAATATCTACACGATTGGCCATCACTACAAGCAGATTATCAGGAGAAGTATGGCAAAGCTACAAGGTGTTATGATTGTGAATATCGCTCTATACGCCTTGCAAGAAATGAGATAAACATTGCTTATAGGGCAGCCGAGCAAGAACGTTGGCGTAAGCTTGATTTCATTCTTGGATATAAGATAAAGTTGTCCAGCTCTCATCCGAGATATGATATTTGCGATGAATTAGTGGGTGATTATCCTAAGGACTTTAAGTTTGTCGGTTGGCATCCGAACTGCCTTTGCTATACTGTCCCAATCGTTATGAGCGAAGAAGAATATTGGGCAGATGACGTGAATAACAGTCCAAATCTTATAACTGCACCACCAGAGGGTTTTGGCAAGTGGATAGACAAGGCGGAAAATTTAGAACGTATAGGTAAGGCGAATGAAAGAGGGACACTTCCATATTGGCTAAGAGATAATGAGAAAATTCGAGATTGTTCTTTATTGATGTCAAAAGCAAGGAAGGTAGGTGGCGCAATACAAAATCAAGCAGAAACGGCAGCAAAGAAATATGGTGGAGTCGTAACTCCTATTAATTACAAAGGTTTTTCTTCAATGTATCGTAAACTGGGGTCTGAAAAGGACATGCTTGTGTCTGATATAAAAGATAGCGTAAGAAACACCATTATTGTTGAGAAAGGAGATATAGGCAAGGTTGTGAAAGAATTGCAATCTCTCCCTACTTTCAGCAGATATAAGCAGCAAGCTCCAGAGGATTTCTGCGGATATAGTGGTAATATTATAAATTTGAAAATGCCAAATGGTATTCAAGCCGAGATACAGGTGAATACGCCTAAAATGATTTATGCAAAGGAAACAGAAGCGAATGCTCGTAAGATATTGGGAGATAAAGTTTGGGAACAAATCGCAAAGGAGACTGGGACGCAGGGAGGTTTAGGGCATAAGTATTACGAAGATATAAGGATTTTAGATGAAGTAAAAGATAGAGCAAAGATAGCAGAATTAACAAAACTTTCCAAGTCATACTACGCACATTTTAGATAAAACTTTTGGTTATCTCGTAAAATTTAGATACCTTTACACGGTAAAATTAAATCACTATGGATTTAGTAAATTTGTGCAGTAAGCTCAAAAAAGGACCCGTTTACCTCAAGGATGACTACGAAGATATAGTGTTAAGAATGGAATTTATTGATAATTCCACACATTGTTTTATCAAGCGTAGAGGTCGCAAAGAGGTAGAGGTCGATTCAAAAGAAAAAAATATCTTTGAGTCTAAAATGAATGGCAATGAAATTAGTAAAGAAGGATATGATAAATTTAAATGAACTTCGAGAAAAGGCTACACAGATAGCTATTGAAGCGCATAAAGGACAAGTCGATAAAGGTGGGTATAGCTATATTTTGCACCCATTAAAAGTTGAGGCTAAGTGTAATAGCCCCGAGGAAAAGATTGTCGCTTTACTGCATGACACTGTTGAGGATGGGGCTATTACGGCTGAATATTTACTCATGCGAGGATTTTCACAAAATATCGTTGATGCAGTCCTTGCTGTTTCTCGCAGAGCTAGAGAAGATTATTTTGACTTCATTCAGCGATGCAAGGCAAATCCTATTGCACGAGTAGTCAAGATACATGATCTCGAAGACAATATGGATATAACAAGGCTGAAAGAATTAACAGAAAAGGATGTTGAAAGGTTGAAGAAATATCACAAGGCGTATAAGATTTTAACTGAAAAGTAAAGGGCGGTGTAATAACCGCCTTTATTGTGTATCCTTATTTAAAGGCCTTTCCTAACCTATCACCAACAACGGCGCCGTCTTGAAATTCAGCTGTTGAGTAGTTAACCACGACGCACATCTTTATATCGTTTGCTCCATTTTCGATAGCGTCTTTTAAATAGTATCTTGCAAGAGCATCGTAGTTTTGCCCTTCTATTGCATCGACAGCAATGATTAGCACATGGGCATCTGTAACCGATGCTTTCAGGACATTAGTTCCCGAAATGCTTTCTGCATATCTTATAGCTGCTTGTGATGGTTCAGATTTTCCACCACATGAAAACAATGCGAGAACTAATAGAATAGATAATATAGACTTCTTCATGTTTTTATAATTTGCGATTATCAAACATTTTTCTCTAATCATAGGCAGTATAAATGAAGTTTTAGTAGCCTATACAGTTGCTAATGTTCTCTTCTGTATACCAGCATTTGCTGGCAATCAAGGATTGTGCCTTTGAAATCCATTGCTACTTACATTTGATTAGTAATGCAAAGATAGTAAAATTATCTTCTTATAATTCCGAATCATGTTAGAAAATAGTTAAAACAACATTCTCGCTACA